CATCATACTTAGCATTTACTTTAGAAATTGTATCTTCTATAAAATCTTTACTAAGAGGTTTTTGTCGTCTACCATCTTCTCGTTTTACAAAAACATCAAATTCTGCTAACTCTTCTTGTCTTCTTTTTTCTATGTCAGCTTTAGCATCTGTAGGTTGAGTAGTAACTACAGGAGTAGGATTAGTAAACTGCTGATAGGTTTGAATAACAGCTTCCTGAGGATTAGCAAGATCTATAGTAGCCATTATTCTTGGGGTACCATAAGTCTTTCCAAAAGGAACATTAGGATCAACAAGAATAACTGTAACAGGTTTTTCTCTACCTTCTACGTTGACTCTGCCTAAGAAATGTGAGGCGTAAACAGCATCAGGATCGTTAGGATCGTATTTCCTTCTCTCAATACTAACAGAAGGTACTCCTGGTTCTCTTACCAACTTAAAATAGTAGATATCAGTAAGCTTAGTAGGATCAGCTAAAACAGTGTTTAGTGCTATGTTATAGAACTCTTCTCCTACTTTTTGCATAGGATCAACTAAGTAGTCAGCACCTGGACTTTTCTGTGCCGCAGATAATGCTCTATCAAAGGGAAGTATAGAAAGGTTCTTAACTTTATTCTGTACTCCTGCTACTACCATACTAGGTTTAGGCGCAGTAGGGGGAGGCGTAGGAGTCTTGGGTACCTCAGGAGCTTTAGGAGCTGTTCCTGTAATTTCAGGAAACTGCTTTTCTAAAGATTCTGGGGCTAAGTAGATTACCTTGTTTACTGGCATAGCTACTTGACCGTCTTGAATTGGGAAGTTATGAGTGTCTTTTATATACTGTGCATAAGATTGAGTAACCATGCCAGAGGGTTTAAATCTCATAATAGGTTCTCCACTTCTCATTAGAGCTAAACTTGCTTTGTAGTAATGATTCTTTAATTCCTTAGCAAATTCTTCTTTTGTTAGCACTTCATTCTTAAAGCCTGTAGCAGTACCTGTAGATTTTACAATGATTACAGGGAACTGACCTGGACCAGGATACTCCTCATTCACAAAGAAGTGCAAACGATCTTTCTTATTTACTTGGTTAATCAAGTTAAACAAATATTCTTCTGCCTCTTTAGGACTACTGAAGTATGGATTCTCCTCTGAGAAATACAAGTCAGCAAGAGCATCTGCTTCTTGGGGATCTATCTTGTTGTTTGTTAACAAGGTAGGATTACCGTTGTTATTAAAATAAACACGACCTTTACGGAAAGAATAGTTTTTACCAAATATAGGTTCCCTAGGATCTTCTGCAATTTTAAATTCTGCGATACCTGCTTTCTGTACATTATCTACCTCTACTTCACTACCAACCTTGTAGCTAGTTATAGGAGCCTCAAGCATTACACCAGAAGATACACTGTGATCGAAGTCTATACTAGGTAAAGTATCAGCAAAAGAGTTTGCATCTTTAATGAGTTTAGTCATAGCCAACATTCTTTCATAGTTAGCTTGGTTTTTACTTCTTAGGTTTTCTTTGTCACCACCCAACTCTTCGTAATCATTTTCTACTCTTTCACTAATTCTAAAACCTTGTGCTTCTATTCTAGGAAAGTTTAATTCAAGCGGTAATCCATCTTTCAATATAGTATTTCCATCTTCGTCTACTGCTGTGATAATGACTTGAGGATCGACAAACAAACCTGTACCTACTGGATATACTTTACCTCCTTTAAACTTTGCATCTACAGAAGTAAAGAAGAATCTTAAGTTGCCTTTGTCAAAGAAATTTTTACCTAGAATGAGATCTAATGGAGCTAACAACAAGTCTAGATCTTCATCAGATAAACTATTCCAAGTATCTAAAGACATCTGGTTTTCTGAGATATGATTGGTAATCTTATTAAACTCAACTAATGCTTCTGCTTCTGTAGTAATAGCTTCGTTGTTTTCTACAATATGATTAAGCAGGAACAACTTTCTATTCATTACCCTCATCCTTACACCTGGAGTAGTAGCTATATATTCTATTAAAGCTACATTACGTAGTGTAGCAGGATCTGTTGACTTCTGATTAGCTGCATTATATTCTACTGCAACTGTTCTCAGTGGAGAAGCCAAAGATTCTAGTTGGGTAAGTCTTGCTTGTACTTGTTGAGTTACTTCGTTGTTTAGTTTATCTACCTTGGTTCCTTGCTTAGGAGTAGGAGCATTTTTACTAGTTGTTGCCTTAGCAGGACTAGGAGTAACTGGAGTAGGGGTTGGAGTGATAGGTGCAGTGGGAGTAGTTCTACTACTTACTCTATCTGCAGGCATGTCGTTAAGGAAATACCTGTCTGCAATAAACTTAAGGAATATAACTGCATTCTGTTTATTCTCGTTTCCTTTGTTCTCTCTCCAAACATTTAAGTAAATATTTCTAAATTCTTCTGGAGTAATCTTTTTATCTAAGAGATCATCTAATGCATTAATTAAAGTATTGTAGTCTTTAGTATTTTGAGTAAACACTGAAGACAACCTGTTCTTAACTGCCGACTCAAATGCCTTAGCAAATCCTAGAGGACTAGCCTTTGCTCTGTCAATCATACGATTATAACCAGCAAGATACATTTCGTCTCTATTAGACTCTCCTGACTCACTCACTACTTCAGGAGTACTTGCAACTTGATTAGCAATATTACTAAATTCCGCTTGTTCTTCTTTCTCTGTCTCTCCTCCTTCTACTACTTGTGTATCTAGTATCTGTTGAGATTTCTTTTGAGCCCTTCTCTGTATAAGCGCTTCTCTTGCCTGATCTAACTCCTCCTGGGTATATTCTACTAATGGAAATATTTTGTTTACTAGATCAACGTTATATGCGTAATTAGTCTTAAAAGCTACTGCCTTGTCTAAGAAGTTTGTAAGTACTTCAGTACGTACTTCAGGTTCTGCTATAGCGATGGCTTCTTGTGCTCTTTTGTTACTGTCAGCAAGATTCTCAGTTACAGTAGTGTAGAGGTCTGAGTTTATATGATCTTTGTTTGCTTTAGCATACTCATAAGCTTCCTGTATACCAAAGAGATCGCCTGCTTGTTCTAGGGTATTAGCATCAAAGTTACTTACTTTTTGTTCTACTTTATTCTGACCAAACTCATCTCTCTCGTTAACAAGATCGTTCATTTGTTTTCCATAAGCATCAAGTAGTCTTTCTTTATGTTCTACTTGGCCAGGAACTTCTTCCTCTCCTTTTAATCTAAGATAGTCTAAATCTTTTTGAAGATTAATTCTAGACTCTACTAGGTCAGCAGCACTGTCTACTTTAAGTACAGCTTCGATCTTTTCATCGTATACCTTTCTAATAATTTCGTTCTTTTCGGAATTAGTTAGATTAGCATAGCGATCAATTCTCTTTTGTGTCTTAAGGATTGACTTGTTAATAGAGTCAATTTCTTTGTCTATGTCTTCCTGTGAAACTTGAAGATCTCTATCTGTTAGTAGACCAGCTTCGTAGAAATACTTTTTATCTTCTTCTGAGATACTTCCTTTATTTATATATTGGATATCTCCTCTTTTTAATTTAGCGTAGAGTTCGGTAAGTCTTTCTCGTTCTTTCTGTTCTTCCTTTGTGGGTTCAGGGTTACGATCAAACTCAGCTAATTGTTTTCTTATAAGTCTCTGTCTCTTTCTAGACTCCTCAGCAAGTACGTTGCCAGCTTTGTAGTTAGCAAATGCTTGCTTCTCTGTATCAGACATTGAGTCAAGATCTATTTCTAGAAGTTCATTACGTCTTAGTACATTTGTAAACAAAGCAAACTGCTCGTCCTTGTCTAGGTTAAGAGTTTTTAGATCTCTAATATTATCAAAACCTACTAATGACTTCATAGTTCCTTCTAGGGTACGAACCTTAGCCATTCCTTGTACAAAGTCTTGATCAGATATTTTACCTTTATCTTTTAGGTCTTGTAGTTTAGCAATAAACAATTCTGGATTGTTTGCTGCTTCCCAGTTAGATTGTCTTTGTAAGTTTTCAGGTCTAGTGTAAGCATATCCTCCTGCACCTACAGTACCGAAGCTATAAATAAGTCCTGCTGCAAAAGACTCAACCAAGGTATCAGTAAGACTTTTAGCTGTTACTTGTTCTCTATCTCGGAGTGCGTACTCTTCTGGCATAATGCCATTCTGTACAATTGCATTACCTAACAAAGAAATTTCTTCTTCTAATGCTTCTACGGCATTCTGTTTAGCTCCTAGCTTAGCAAATTGATAAGTGTTATTTAGGTAAGAACCTAGGCGTTGTCCAAAGTTAAGTTCTAACTTAGCTGCTCTCATAGCAGAAGAAGCTAACGTAGTAGTTACAGGACGCATCTTAAGAGCCCCTACGTCAGGGAATCCAATTGCTTCAGCTGTTGCTTCTACTATACCTCCTGCAAGACCTCTTTTTACATAGTCTCCTCCCCATCTTTTTTCTTGTTCTACAAAATGAGGAATAGTATTAGCTGCTACAGAAGCAAAGGTTGCAGCTCTGTCTGCTAGTTTAAGTTCGTTACCTAAGGCAGATACTTTATTTAAAGCATCATATGCACGAGAGATGCCAGCAGCACCACTAGAGATAGCTCCTAACTCTGCTGCAGCTACTCCACTAACTACCCCCTCAACTAAGGCACCTCCTGCAATAATTGGAATCATCTGAGCTACCATAGCTCCACCTGCTTCAGGAATAGATCCCCAGTTAAATGCTCTAGAGCCATCAGCTTTAGTGTACATAAACTGATTAGACATAACAGGTCTATTGTCCTTATCGTAAGTAATTATATCAGGCTTGTAAAATGCCTCACTAAATACAGCTTGTGAGAAGTCACTGGCATTAAACAGTTTATCCTGTATAAGTTTACCTGGAAGAGTATCTCCAAAAGCTTTTATAACACTTCTTCTTGCAGAACTACCTTCACCAAATAAAGTCTTTTCTGCATCAGAAGCGTACTTGTCTACTTTATAAACTTGATCAAGAGAGTTTAATCTTTGATCTACAATAGATAAAGAATTTCTAAGATACTTGATATTGTCTGGATTGTAATCTACAGCATCTCTAGGTTTCAACAATTCTGTCTGTAAGTCTCCCATAATAGCAGACTTAACTGAAGATAGAGACTCTTTTTCTAGATCATGTTTAAAGTTTGCAGCTGTTTGATCTTTAGTAGGATCAGCAAAAGCTCTTCTTGCTTCTTGTTGAAACTGAGGTGCCTCTTCTCCTTCTCTGTATAAGTAATGTCCTTTAGTAGCAAAAGCATCCTCAAGTCTTGGCTTAACAAAGTCATCAAAGTTATTATAAGCACCCTTAGTACCCATTCTTGCTTTACTTAAAGCATCGTATAGACCTTTAGGACTTCCAAATTGATTTATAGTTTGTTTACCGTAGTTAGTAAACTCTGCTTCTTTAATAGCTGAAATACCTTGACTAAATAGATCCTGAGGAAGAATTGATCCAGAAATATCTGTTAAGTCTGCATTAGCTTGGGTAAGAGTTTTTTTCTTTTGGTCTATCAAAGATTCTTTACCTCTAAAGAAACTTTCTCCAAAAGAAGACAGACCTTGAGCTAGACCTACAACAGTCTCTAAACCATCAAACAAAAAAGAATTGTCCTGAGCCTTTTCTCTTATGCTTTCAATCTCAGAGTAGATATCATTTAGTTCTTGTTTAGAACCAGCATTTTCTATTCTATCAAAAACAGAAGACGCAGCTCTATCAGCAAACTGAGGATTAGGCATAGCTTGCCTATATAAACTCTTAAGAGAATTTAATTTTAGATTTCTTTGTTCTTGTAGTCCTTTTTGTTGATCTAGTCTGTCTTGTTCTAAGACAGATAACTCAGCTTTCTGTTGGAAAGAGTTCTGAACATCTAAAGGAATAAGAGTATTAAATCTTTCTCTCATATCCCCAGGTGCAGCACCTGCTAGGGACTTTGAAAGGGGACCTAAGTTTGCTTGGTATTTATTAGGCATTTTATTGTGGTTTCTCTGGTTTAATTCTTCTGATATCTTGTAGGTTAAATAAAGTCATTGCGTCTAGATTTTCTAACTCGCCTAACTCGTATTTAAATCCAAACCCACCAGCATCAGTAACAAAGTATTCTTCTGCTTTTGAAGCTTCTTTAGGTACTAAGGTATAACCTGATCCCATGTTAGCGTCTCTTGCATTCAACTGACTTATATCTACAATATTACCATTTCTGTCTTGTATGTCATACAGACTAGTAGCAATACTCTTCAAGTTTTTAAGGGTCTTTTCGTATTTAGCGTTGTCTCCAAAAGTAGCCTTAATTACTTTAGCATCTTGTTCATTCCAAGTACCACTCAATACTGATCTAAGCAATGCGTCTTTGACAGTAATAGGAATGTCTTTACCTGACTGATCTACTCCTCTAGACAATAACTTCTTAAGAGCTACCATAAGTTGCGCTTGCTTCTGAGTATCATTAGTTCCTACTCCAGCCAACAGATCGTTCTTCAAGGTCATAGTCTTTCCTTCCCCTGTTACGCTTTCAGTATCACCCATAAAAGAACCATCTACCTCAAAGCTTCCAGGAGGCAAAGGAACCTTACCTTCTTTTGCTTTAGTACTTAGCCCTAGTCTATCAAGAGTTGCCTCTTCTTGGACCCTCAAGTTAGACTCATAGGCTTTAAGAGCATACTGATCTACATCTAGATCTTTCTCTACTTGCTGGTAAGCGTAAGCATTACTTGCATCAAAGATAGTTTGGTCCTGCATAAAGTTGATAACTTCATTGTCTGGGACTTCACCTAAACCTCTTGATGCTCTTTGACTTAGAACGTCTCTTTGCATGTAAGCTTTAGAAAGACTTCTATCAATGTCAAGCATTCTTGGATCATCAGAAGGAATATTTTTTTGTTTAGCAATTGCTTTCTTTCCCTCTAAGTCTTCGATCTGTGCTTGACTAAGTTGTAGTGTTTCATTTATGTGACCTAGATACTGTTGCTTAGCTGCATCTTGGTTAGAATTCATATACTTGTAGGTAGCATCCATCTGCAACTGTTCAAGTTCTGCAGGTGTTAACGAGGACATGTAAGCGTCTCTAATACGACCTTGATCCACACTACTTATCACAGTTTTTTGTATACGTCTTCCATCTGGTGTAAACTCAAAACGAGTTTCAATATTAGGTTTAATCTTAGTAAGAACTTCTCCATACTTTTTACCTGTGCCCTCTTGATATGGCTTGTAGGCTTGATAGCTAAGTTTACTATTGATGTCCCCGTTATTTTTCCAAGCAGCTATATCTTTAAAATAAAAATAATCATTAACTGGACTCTTGTACTTAGGATCTAGTTTTTTATACTCTTCCATCATACTATTGTAGGTCTTTGCAGAGTCTACTGCTGTAAGAAGAGTGGAGTCATTTTCTAGGGGTCTTCCTATATTAAGTACTGCGTCTACATTCCCTTTAATAGAAAAGTCTAGTCCTGCATTTTGGTTAATTGCTTTGACCATGTTATTCATGTTTTTGTCAAAGTATTCTTTGTCTACGTCTCTAACCAAAGAGTTTCTAATCTTACCGTAAGCGTCAATGCTTTGTTGTACTTTAGATCTACCCTCGTCAAACATCTCCTGTTTCTTAACAGCTAACTTGATTAAGTCATCTGCTGGTAAAGGATCAATGTAGTCTGGATAAACGAATTTGGTATGTTGTGCTGAAATTGGCATGGTTTAATATTTAGGTTTTTTATACATTCCCTTTTTAGCTGTTTTCTTTTTAGTGTCTTCAGCATCTATGTAGTTGTTGAAAGCATTAAAATAAAATGGCAACTGTTCTTCTGTTACATCCATCTGACCTTTTGAGGTAGTATTAAATGAAGGAACAAGGTTATTAATAAATGCAGCTTTTCTAGATTCACTCTGATCAAACAAACCTTTCTTAGTTATCATATTTGCAATAGATGCTTGTTTTTCTGCAGACTGAGCGTCTCTTGCTTGACCTACTAGGTTATTGTATACACGATCAAATGCTTGAGCATTGAACTGATCTGCACTAAAGGAAGCCTGTGCATTTGCTATATCTGCTCTAGACCTACCTTCTGCATCATAGTTTTGTTTAGTCTGGAAAGCCTTTTGTTTAGCATCAATTCCTGCAATATAAACATCTAAAGGATCTGCACCACTTCTCATAGCTGCTGTACCCATGTTATCTATGTTCTGTAACTCGCTTTGAATGTTCAAAGTTTGAGGACGAAGATAAGGAGCATCTATCTCAGGGATAGCATAAGGATAAATTTGTTGTGATTGTGCTAGTCCCATAGCTTCAGGAATAGCCTGATACAAAGGAAACTTTCCGGGAGTGTAAGTTCCTCTTGGTGCAGTTCCTGGCTGATTAAACTCAATATCTTTTGTCTCTAGTGGAACATCTTCATAAGTATAGTCCTGGGCATCAGTTCTACTCTTTGCTCTCACTGCTTGTCCTATAGTAGTGTTACCAAAAATTGCATCTGCTTTTGAAATTGGTTTTCCTAGATACACGTCATCTGCCATTCCTGTAGGAGTCAGATCAAAGTCAGACAGAGTTTCTTTAAATTCAGGATTATTCTGGAGATCTGCAAGATCCAAGTAAGACTGTTGAAACATTTTTGTTTGATCTTCAGTCAACGGAGTAAAACCTAACTGCTTTGCAATTTGATTATAAACCTTATTCTTCATACCACCAGCAGTTCTGTCTAAGTCTTCAGTCTTAATATCAAGATTTGGATTATTCTTAGCAGCTTCCCTAATAGTGTAGATCTGCTTTTGAGCATCCATAAAGTTTTTAATAAATTGGTCTTTGGATACAGTAGTACTAGGATTCTTTTCTTTGTACTTAGTATACATAGCATCCTTAACTTTGTCAAACTCAGGTCTACTTAACGTAGAAGACAAATCATCATAGCCTTTATTGTATTCTCCTAAAGTAGTCTTCTTGTTTGCAGCAGTGACTTTCTGGACTTTATTGTTAGCGCCCATAACGTAATCACCTACCTGAATCGAAGGATCACCTGCTTGCTTAACTGTTACTCCCTGTGGAATTTTATACTTACCTCCATCTGCCATGTTAGCTGTAATCTTAGCTTGTACATAACCTGGAAGAGCTTTAAATCCTGGGTTGTTAATACTAGCTCCTCTCTTTGCTTCTAGTTCTCCATTAGAGTTACCATTCATTAACTGTTGATCTTCAAACAAATCATCCAGAATTTTCTGATTTCTCTTCATCATCAAACTTGCAGTATCCTTATCTACTTGTTTAGCAAAAGGATTATCTAAAGTTTTCTTATATGAAGTTACATCGTAGTTCTTAGCAATCTGAGCAAAGGTTTTCTTAGATCCTTCTGGCTTTAGATTGTTAGAGTATACACGAGTTTGATCAGGAAGGTTTGTAGGGATACCTCCGTTACTATGAGAAGGGCCTTCTGCCATCTCAGTATCTAAGTTAGGAAGTTGGATGAATTCTCCACCTTCAATCTCTACATCGTTCATGCCTTCACTAGCATAACGCTTGTTTATTTTTGCACCCATTTCTGCTTTTATTGTAGGTTGATCCTCTGTGCCTCCACTTGTAGTACGACCATACATAAAGTTGTAGTCGTATACTGGCTTAGAGTTTCTTTGTTGTATTGATTCGTTAAAGTTACGTCGATTCTTTAGATCTTCATTATATCCTGCTAATGAATCTACGCCTAGTAAACCTAAGGTAGCTAACGCAGAACTGTTTTGTTGCCAGAAGCTAGGTTGTTCTTTTGGAGTAGAAGTAATAGGAGAGGTTTGAATACCCCTCATCGTAGCCTCTTCTTCAGACAAAGGACCTTGTTCTACTCCAGGAGTTTTTTGATTTACGTCAAAAGGATTAAGCGGAGATAGCATAGAAGTAAAAGTAGGCAAGCTACCTTCATCTTTAAATGTACCTGGCTTATATGATTTTGTTTGATCAGTTACCGTACCTTCAGGAGAGTCTGAGGTCTTAAATCCTGTTAGAGATAAGTTAGGAATTTGAAAAGCGTCTTGATAAGAACCTGTATTGCTAAATACCTGATTGTTAGACAGGTACTCTTCCATGGTAGGTATAGGAGCAGTAATTCCTTTTGGTTGGATTTTTTCAACCTCAGGATCTACTCCACCCCCGTTTACAAATTTCTTATACAGTGAGTATCTTAACATGTTTTAATTATTAATGTTATTAACATAGAAAGTTAATAACTGCTTGAGTTTAAGCTAGTTATACAAATATACGAGATTAATAAAAAAAAGCAAGGGGTAATTGCTTACCCCTCATTTAGTGCAATGTAATTAGACTCGGCAGGAACATAAGTCCAACCACACTTAGTAATTCGAAGTCTTTCATGTTTTAAGTGATTGAATGTGCCTACGGATAATCCCGTAAATTCACTCATATCTGTTGAAGACGCTTCCACCAATGTTTTTGTTTTAAAATTGTACCAAGTACAGGAGTATTTCTTTCGTCTAGTTTTGCTCATCTTTTCCCTAGACTCCTGGGGTCTTGTGAATCCTGTTTTGTACTTAAACCCATTTTGAGTTTTAGTATTTGCTGCTTTTTTGCCCCACTCACTTCTCTGTTCTGTGCTAGCATTAGCTAGCGTACTATTAAGCCAGACTTCAGGATTGTTTTTATGATAATCTTTTACAGAATTAGAGATCTTAATCTTAACATCTTCTGAAAGTATTCCCCCTTCTCCTCCCAAAGTCATATTATAACCCAAAGGAACAACGCAGTTATACTCTGATATAAAGTGTTTTTCTTTTTCACAAGCTTCTTCTTTTGTACTACAAGTTACTAACTCTTCCCAAAGAAAACACTCCTTACCATACTTCCTTAAAGCCAACTTAAAAGCTTGAGTATGGTGTTTCTGAGTAAGACAGTTTGCTTTCCTTAAATGAGCCTTAATCCTTTGATCAAGTGTTTTAGTAGTATATCCAATATATACCTTGCCATTTACTAAGTTAGTAACTTTGTATACAATCATTTTCTACCCTGTGATTTGTACTTTTTAATGTAGTTTTTGCTAGACTTTAACTTTGAAGCTTTAGTCTTTGCTACAACTCCCTTTCTTCTAATCTTAGGTTTAACTTTGAACTTAGAAGCTGTAGAGGTTGATTTAGTTTTAGATGCTTTAGTTGCCATTTATTTAGTTTTAGTTTTAGTTTAACACTTCCAACGCCTACGTGCTTGTCTGATTCTGCTATTAGGATCATTCTGTGTAGCCTGTGAAGATCTACGCAATTGACCTAATGAACGAGCACAGTAGGACTTTCTACGACCAGCTGCTTTGCTACCTGGCTTTACCTTACCTGTAACAGCAGTACTTAACTTAGAACCTGGGTTAGCTCTACGATAAGCCATAACTCCTTTCTGAGTCATACCAGCACCTTGCTTGGTAGGACGATAGTTAGCTCCTGGTCCTTTAGTAGTCTTAGCAATGGTTCCACCCTTAGCCATATAAGCTGCTTTAAGTCTACCACCAGCCATAAACTTGTATCCGTATTTAGAAGCATCTTGTCTAGCCTCGGATACATTTCCTTTGTTAGCTGCTACAAATCTAGCCTTAGCAACACTGGTAGGCATCTTACCGCCTTCGGCCATATTACGTTTAATCTTACGTTCTTGCTTAAGCATCTCTGGAGTAGGTTTCTTTCCAGAACCTCTCTTGGCACGGATGTTATTCCATAAAGAATTTTCTACACCCAGTTTATTTAATTTCTTTTTCATTTTTTTACTTTAGATTTTTTTAAGAAAGAAGCTAAATCGTACTTTACCTTTTCTCTGTTAAATTGTTTTGATAATTGATTAGCTAACTTTAATCTGTTTTGTTTGTCTTCTACTCTACGAAGAATACTTGCTACTCCATCAACCATCTGTTTATCATTGGATGCTTTCCCTCCGTTTTTAAGTTGGCTTGCTTGAAACCTAATCGGATTTTCTAGCATATTGTACTTAGCGGTTCTTAGTCTAGATGCATAATCAGCCTCTTGTGGGGTATTAAACTTACCCATGTTTAAGCCTGTTTTATAGTAGCGATTTATTGCTTCATCTTCGGTAAGTTGTTTACCACCTACAACTGTAGGAAGTAAAGTTTCTTTTCCATCAATGTTTACTCCTATCTTATACTCAGTCCTTCTAGCTCCCTCAGAGTCTATGTAGCCAGGACGATTGATATCAGGTAATAGGTAGTTCCCCTTCTTAGGAGCAGTAGTTACATCGTAGTCTCCCATAGATAATACGGAACCTCCATTAGGCATCTTACGCTTTTTGGAATTTTTATATGCACCCTTAAGTCTTGAACCTGAGGGTGCACTAGGAATTACAGAACCATTTACTCCTGGAACAAACATAATTAATCTCCGTATATAGACTTGCCAGAATTCATTTTAGCAACCTTTCTACGTATGAGTGCTTCTGCAGAACTTACTTTACTCTTAGCCTTTTTGAGTTTGCTCACATTATTCACAGCTTGAGTAACCTGAATAGGTTCTGGAGTCTTAAGAACTTCTTTAGTGTTAATAGGAGTCTTCTTCATGTTGTCTGCTGTAGCCATTACACTATTAACAGCTGGTCTTGCTTTATTCTCTGCCATAGACTTATCCCATTGCTCTGGAGTGTAGTTCCAAGTCTGTGAAGAAGAGGTACTAGTAGTCTTATTTGCTGGAGGATTAGTAACAGCTGCAGTTTTAGATTTAATGTAAGACTCATAAGCCTGTTGTGTCTTGGGACCCCAAGCACCATCAGCTGCAATGTCATAACCTTTACTACGAAGCATTTCTTGATATGCTCTTACTTTTTCAGAACCACCTCTAGCAAGAGGGCCTTTAGTACTAGGATTAGAAGAAGATACAGCAGTGTTAACTGCAGGACGAGCAGCATTCTCTGCTTGCGCAGTATCCCAAGTAGATTCGTTGTACCAGTTTGCAGGACTTTCAATAGGAGTAGGAGTAGTGAGATTTACAGAGTTAGTAGTTATTCCTTTAGGCTCAATAGCCATCACATCTTTTCTTGCTTCTTTAACCTCTTTCTTAGATACTTTCATACCATCTTCTCCCTTACGCATTTTAGAAAGAGTCTTAGCCAAGTTAGCTCTCTTTACAGTAGTAGCAGAGTAAGCGCTTTTGTTGCTTAGTACTTTATTACGGAAAGCAGGTACAGACATTCCAGCCTTTTTAGCTTGTGCTGTGAAAGAACCTGGATTTTTAGAGACTGCTTTTTGGATCCATTTACCTCCTGATTTCATTTTCTTACCTCCGCAACTCATGCAGGTAGAGTAAGAATTCTTTAGACGATTCATAATTATATTTTATTTAGTTTAAGTTAAAGTAAGTTGATACAAGGTACTAGTTATCAAACTAAGTACTTCATCAATTGAGTTTTGTAGGTGAGTGTTCTCCATACCGAATACTCCACGATGTTTCATTATGTAGTCTTTCATGTAGATTAAGTGAGTCTTTGCATTCATATACTCAGATGCAGGAATCTTAAAGTTAAGTCTTTTACCTATTGTTCCGAAGTAAGACTCTATGATATCATCAATTAGGTCAATAATTTCAGTGTAGTAACCGTCTAGTGCTTTGTGCTCACTAAAAGAAGTTGTCTGTAAGTGTGCAATGTGAATGATGTCACGAGACTGGAACAGTTGTCCTATTACTATCTCTGGCTTCACTGTGGTGAAAAGTTCTTTTTCTTTCATGGTATTATGGATTGGTTTGTGTTATTTGGATTGTGTTAATAAACTTAAATCTAGAATACTGATCCTGAATCAATCTTACTTTAGCAAAGTCTGATTTAATCTTAGCTTTTTGATAAGACACAGATACAGGTCTTACACTCTTGGTGTTTGGTATTTTATCTATTGGGTACTGAGTCACTAAGTCACTCCATTGAGTTGACCAAAGAGGTTGACCATTTCCTTGCGCTGCAACGTTCCAAAATCCGTTAAAGGTATACAACTGTTCTCTGCGAGAGATAAGCGCTTCTATGCCCGTTGTAGTCATTCTAGGATAGGTTATCTTCTGTCTTGTGTTACCGAACTCCTCAGGAATCAACTTAATGATACCAGATGACTGTTCTTTGTTGTAAATAATTGCCTTAGTAAAGTTTGCTAAGTTCTTCTTATTTGCAGTAGACAAAGAATAGTATTCGTAATCAGAATAATACTCTTGAATATCCTGCATCAAAGTAACAGAGTTAATAGTAGATACTTGTGGGAATGAGTTTACGTTATATTCTAGGATATAAGGATAGAGTTTATTGTAGTAAGTCTGGTAAGTAAAGATAGAAAGGTTATGATTCCAAGTAGATGCTCCTGTAGAAGTATTAATAACTGTTTGGAAATTACCTAACAAGGGAACATAAAAGTTTGGAAGGAATGAGTAGAAAGAGATAAAGTTCTTAAGTTTTGGTGAGTAAGCAACTGTCCAAGACTTATTCTCAAAGAATGCTGGATCACCGAAAGTAATCTCTACCTGAGTACTTCCACTCTCTAGTACATACTTTCTATAGTTAGTATCAGAAGTATCTGTAATGTACTTAACTACTGAAGGACTGCCTATCCTGTATTCAGGTTTAACTCTGTAGTCAAGTTTAGTAATAAATACTCTCTCATATCTTTCATCCCATCCCATAGCAATGCCTAAGCCAATTGGTAGATTGTCTACGTCTGCATTTGGAATGTCTTTAAGGATTTGGAAAGGAAGATTCTGTTTAAACCAGTTAAAGTTATTTTCTGTTTTAATCTCGTTGAATCCGTCTCCTGTGATTTGATAGATGTGACCACGTTTAGCGTCTACCCAGAATGTTCCGTACTCACACTTAACATAAGCTTTGTGTTGAGTTCCTATGTAACCTAGATCTGTCTTAGAAAGATCTACAGGTTTTTGTTTGAACATTTCTGCATTACCAATCTCTAACTGATAAGGAGAAGTAGTACTAAGAGTAATACGAGAGTTGTATACTTTAGTTGTATTCTCGAATCTAGCATATACTCTTTCGTTCTCTCCTGCGTTTAGATCAATTAAGCGACCACCTTGCTTAGGAAAGTCATAGAAGTTTCCTGGACGGAAAATACGCCAAGCATCAGAAAGGTAATTAGAAGAGTTTGCAGGATCTGAATAGATAACTCTATTGTTGTGAATAGACAAACACTCTAGTGAAGGATACTTTAATCTGTAAGGAAGGTTAGGACTTAAGTTCTGTGCAGAGTAAGTAGCATTGTAACTATAGAAGTTGTCAAATTTAATAGGTACGTTAACCTCATGCAACCACTCATCTGGAATACCATCTCCTACATTGGGGTAGAAGTTCTCTTCTAGATCGTTTCTTCCATGACGTAAGTCTACGTTAATGTCAGACTCTACATAGAAAACAGGAATACCGTAAGAAGCTGTATAAAAGAATCCTTTCTGATAAAAGAAAGAACTAGGGGTAACAATGTCAGGCTCTCCTGGAATAGGATTAGGTAAATTAAATGTAGGAGAAACATCTAAGTTATTCTTTTTAACAAATAAACTATAAATACTAGCTAATGCTCCAGAAATAGCAGCGTTAAGAGTCACTCCTGTAGCTGCTCCGCCCGCAGCTAGAACAGGAGTTGTTAAAATTGTTGCTAAGGTTGCTGCTGCTCCTGCTAATATACTACTAGCAAATGCATTGTTTATATCTTCAGGAGACTCCCCTATGTAATAGGTAGGGTATCCTAAGTTTGGAAACAACCAATAATCAAAAGGAACATTATCTACTTTAGCAGGAAGATTAGCTAGGTTACGAGTAAAGAAAGAATGTTTACGTTTAAGGGCAAACTTGTTGATATAGGTGTCTCCTCCGAATCCAGGATAGTACTTAGTTTTAATTTTAGCTGTACCTGAAAGATCTGTGTAGACACCACAAGCGTAGCCCATAGAAACGTATTTAATATTTTCTATCTGTCCATACTGATTAGGAAAACTACGTTTAATAGAGGAGTAGTATGCTCTTGTGTCTGATTCTGTAACCTTTTCTGGAGTATCTCCTAATCCTGCTTGGTCTAAAGTATAACGAGAAGTATCTATAATACTTCCATGCTCTGTAGAAAAAGAACCATTAGTTTTTAAATAAACAGAAGTTTCTCTTAATCTATTATGTAATGGACGGTCATCGTTTAACTCTACGATCTTATCGTTAGCATAAAGTCCAATATCTAAGAATCTTCTTCTATTACCTATAGTCGTTATAGGAAGGAATTTTTTGTATTCGCCAACAGAGTTAAACTGATAAGCAAAATTATTATTAGGAACAAGCTTTTCTATCAAATCAAGTAACACTTGATTGTTAGTTAGAATAGAAATTCCATCTGTCTGAATAATAGTCCCGGGATCAGTAGCGGTTGTTTTAGTATCAAATGCTAAAGCCAGTGCATTAGAAATAACTGCAGATAAAGCATAATCAGCCTTAGTCAAAAATTTATATTGAGGGTGGTCTAATACAGGCATAAATTTACCTTGTACTTTACCGTACTCTACAGTTTCTAGTTTAAGTTCTGTTCCAATCTTAGGAAACTGAAAGTGTGTATCAGGTGAGTGGAATGTGTAACGAGATCCAATAGTATTGAAACCTTCATGGATACGTAAACCAGAAGCAGGATCAGAACTAGAATCTTCTATTCCTCTATCTGCTTTATCGTACCAGTCTGGAGTAGACTTAATAAAGGCATCAGGTCTTAAATCATTATAAGGATAGTTAGGATAGTAAAATTTCTTACCAGATTTAACATCCTCAAATGATCCTACATCATAAAGAAGTCCTTTAGCAACAACTGATTTGTTGTTTACACGATTACCTCTTACTAATTCAAAGCCACAAATAAGTTCCTTAACAGGAATCTGATGATTACCGTAAGTATTTAAAGGATCGTATACAGTAAATTTATCTAGTACCCTATTAGCAAAATCATTTTCTAGAATACGTACTCCTATAGGATAGATAAAGTCATCTCCATCTGCGTGAATATGTACTTTAGAGTTTTCAGGAAATTTGTGGTGACGAATAGGTTGACCTGCTAAGGCTCCCCATACATCTTCGTAACAAGGATAGGTTTCAGTAGATTCCCAGTAAGCAAATTCTCCTGCTGCTTCTACTGTAATTTTACAAGAGTACTGAGCTTCTTGTAGAGAGGGAGGATTGTTAGGAGGAGTAAGACCTGTTGTAGCTGTATTATATACTTTCCATCTAGGTTGACTATCTTGTACAATACAGTCATTCTCTACTGCAAATACATCAGGATTAGTTCCTACAGTTAATAGATCTTTTTCGTTAGAATTAATAAAGATCTCTCTGCCTGGAATATGAAATACGTCTGTGTATTTACCGTTCTTTAGTTTAAATTTAATACCGAAAGGATAAACCTCATCTCGTTGGTATGTGCGAAAGAAATAAGCAATTTCTGGATTAGAGAAATCAAACTTATTATCTACAGGCATTTTAACTGTTTCCCAACGAAGTTTAATCTCGTTAGCAATTAACTGAAAGTTATACTTAGGGGTTTCTACTAGATCAGCCAACATCAAAATGTCATTCTGTTTCTCAATAATTCCTGCTGTCTCGTAGTGAGGGCTACGAATCAAGGGAACGATAGAAGAGAAAGTAGAAGAGTAGTCTCCTGTGTAAACTAAGGAGTCTCTATAGGTAGATTGATTTACTCTGTAAGTACCTACCAGTTGGTATGTAGTTACTTCATTTATGTTTTCAGCTACTACTAGATTAAAGTAATCAAAGATTGTAGTACTGTGATCTATTGATACTCTAATAGATTTAGATGTTTCGTATTCTGTTTGTTCAGTAATAGCCCTTTCAAAGATTGGAATAGGATTACTAAAATCTACGTAGTCTGTAAGTTCTTTCCCGTTCTCATCTGCATACGCAATAGAGAAAGAGTATACACCTCCCTTAAGTCTTCCTCCTGAGTCTATAGCTGTAGGATAGATATCAGGTTGACAGAAGTCAGGGAATAGTTTTAAGCGTTCACAAGCGTCTGTAAGACAGTCAATGGCATCTCCACATTGATCTCTACCCAAAGGTTCCTCTAATGAGAAATAACGAGGTTGTATGTTACGAGCAATAAAGTAAACTTTAGTCTCACAGTTGTCTATACGATATTCTGCGTATACAGGAAAGTCGGGAGATAAACCTAAACAACACTTAGAGGTTTTAGGATTACATTCTCCTTGAGATACAAATATAGAGTCAAGTATCTCTACGTTTACTGGAAGAGTGTATTTGTTTCTCTTTGCAGTAAATGTTCCTATACCTGAAGGGAATGTCTCTGTTACTTCTACTCCTGCACAGTTTATATAAGTAATACTATAAGGTTGATTGTTTGTAGCTTGAGCAGAGTATCTGTAACAGTCTGTACAGTCACAACAATTATCTACAACTAGAGGAGTGAATACACAACAATTTACAGAAGTTGTTGGAAAAATTTCACTTTTTTGATCTAACTTCTGACAAGAAGCTACACAATTTTCGTTTACATATAAAGTATAACCTACAGGACATGCTTGAGAAAGTTCAATAAAATTTTCTTGTACTGAAGCAGCTACTACGGTAACGGTTACATTAAGAGCACTTCCCGCAGAAATAATAAGAGTATCTCCAGTTTTGTAACCTTTACCTGAGTATTCAAGTATTAGAGAAGTAATAACTCCCGCATTAACAACTATTTTAAATACTGCATCAGTTCCTGTTCCAGAAGTACTACTTTGTACTGCACTTCCGATTGTAAAAGTTCCAGTAGCAGTTCCAGTATAACTCATCTGTAGTATACGACCTGGAGCTTTTATTTCAGAAGTAATAGGTTTACCATTACTTAAAACTCGACTATTTTGTAAAATAACTCTAGTTAAGTTTGGATCTGTCAACTGTGCTAAAGAGATGTCATACAGTTCATAGGCAAACATCCCTCTATTTCCTGGATCACCAGTAGGTTTATTTTTATATTCAAATTTTAAAAGATGACTGCCTTTGCTTATATTAACAGGAAATAGATTATATCTTCCCCATAAGTCTGTAAGTGTTGCAAAGCTTTTAGCAGGATCTAAAGCGTCAAAATCAAAAACTACATTCCCATCAATAGACACTCTTAAAGAATCATCTGCAGCTAATCCTAAGTAGTATTGTTTAGTATCACTAATACAAATCGTTTCAGTAAACCCTAAAAAATCAAGACTTTCATGAGTTCCGCATGGATTATTAGTATTATCAATATCTGCTTGAATACCAATTTGTTTAATATAAGAAAAACCACCCCCTGGAAACCAAAAAGATTGAGTTAAGTTAGATTCTACTACAGTATGATATGTAGGAGGAGTTTGAGTAACCCAAGTATCTTTGTATATTCTAGTAAGTGTAGTTCCATGGTCAGCATCTCTGCACGAAGAAATAACAGATTTTTTTGTGACAGTTTCCTGTATAGGAGTACTAATTAATTTCTCACAAAAACCCGATGTACTATTAAAGGTATATCCTGTAGGGCATTCTCCAGTTCCAGCTATTGAAATTAAACTACTTACTACTGTACTACCTAATACAGTACCTGATATGCAACCACAATCTGTTTCACTCTCTACCAGACTAGTACAGTCTTTATTTAAATTAGTAATCTCTCCAATCAAAGAACGTCCATCAGGATGTGCTAAAAATACAATTAACTTAGATTGTTCGGTAATACTTAAAACATTAAGTATTTTAAACCCAGGATAAGTTGAACTAAAATCATAACAGATCTGATTAGAAGGCTCGTTAGTATAGGTAGTTGAGTTACCATCGTGAGACTGAATGTTTGCGTTTAAAGCAAACGTAATCATGTTCTCCTTTATTTGGTAGTTAACTGAGTCTAGATTAAGCCCAGCAGTGTTCTGATTGATTTTGTTCTCCATTTAAATTATTGGATGTGGTATTTGATAAAACGGTTACGCATCTTAGCTACGTTATCCGCCATTTGTTGTTTGGTGTAAGTAAGCAAGTAGCCGTTTGCTGCTTGTAACTTATTAAATTGATCCTGTCTGTAGTATTGGAACTTAGCCTCAACCTGACGTTGACTCTCGTCTACTACAGAATGCCAGAGTTGTTCAAAAAACTTAAACTTAAGATAAGCTTTAATATACTCTTCAACCTCAAGAACTTCAGGCACCATAGGTAAGTTATCATCGTCCATTGGACGTGAGAAATATCTAACGTATATGCAACCAGTTTCAAACGTAGCCGTAACAGATTTATTTGGATGAATTTGAATAACATCATTTGAGGACGTATTTAGATTAGGGCAGTCCTCAACACATAGTGCCTTAGATCCGTAGTACACCTTAATCCAAGTAGGTTGCTTCATTGTAATCTTGAAGCCAGGAGTAGAGACAGATACTGTCTCGTACATTTCTTCTTTAAGCCCACAGTCTGTACAACCTTCTGTACACTGGATAGACTTATACCAAGAACCCTTTACAGAGTTAACTCCTTGAGACCAAAAAATCTCTGAGTCATAGTAGATGGCATAATCCATCAAAGCAAAGTCACAAGGAAGTTCTGATTTGTAGTCATGAAACGACAACACCAACTCTTCAGGTTTAAGAACCATTACTCTAAGCTTGCGAAGTGCTTGGTCTACATAAGTAGGAATCATTACTTCACTTATTGCACCTGCTTCAAAGTATGATTTTAATTCCTGCTTTACTTCAGCAATTAATGGTTCAGATGAAATAAAGTTAGTATTAGCGTAATTCATTTTTTTAGTATTTAAGACTGTCTGTCTATTTTGTTTTCTCTTATCGACTTAGCTAGTGAAGCTTTGTGGTTATTTGACATTCTCAAGTCATAGAACCCAAACTGTACTACTCTCTTATAATATGGATACAAGTGAAACTTATAGACGGCACCATTGGTGTGTGTATTTCTATAAGGCACTTTGACACCAGTCTCATTGTAGAGTTTCCAATTGATAATTGTATGTTTACCTTTGGGAAGGGCATTTTCTGTTTTTACAATTTTAATTGAACCTAGGTTAGGGAATCTAATAGCATATCTTCCCCTTAACAACCTCTCCATGAGTTTTAGATGTATCCTTTTAGGGATATTACAAAACTCTTTGTAGGTGATGTCTTTACGTTTAGTTTCTTTTAAGAACAACTTGTAGGCATTAGCAGAGAGGTAATTCGTATCTGACGTAGTATCTCTTTCCTTCTGTCTAACTTTAGTGGGTTTGTTTGGTTTTATAAAGTCTTTCGACATGGTTAGTTTGGTTCATCTCTGTTGTTATCTTCTAGATCTTGAGGAATTCTTTGGTAGTTCATCAAGGATTGAGTACACATTTCAATCAATGTATCTGTTAGATAACCTGGAAACTTAAATTGCTTATCATACATACTGATGCATTCTGTACCATCTAGGTCTTCAATAGACTCAGTAAAGTAAGCGTACATGTTTACACATTCTACATCGGGATCTAGAACATACAAATAACCATTACGAATGGTGTAGTATTTCTTAGGGGTCTTAAACCTTAAGCGAGTATGATTAATAAAATCCCTGATACTTGTAGGGAACAATTCTTCTGAGTTAGAAGTGTTGAATACACCCTGAATAAAGTAAGAGTATAATCCTTCATCAATGTTAGGCAACTTATGTTTTGTTCTACGTATAGGACAGTTCAAGTCGCACTCTGATCCCTTAGCTTCAATCAAGTGTACACACTCGTAGGATTGGTAGACGTTATCAGAGGTAAGCAATCTTCTGAGATTGATTTCTCTTCTCAGTAATGTAGCTGCTTTAGTCTTTAATAAACCATAAATATAACGATCACTAATCAAGTCATCGTCACTAACAAACTTGTTAGCACTCTTAACTCTACCGATTAATTCTGAATTTGTGTACATCTCAGGATATAGTTTGGGTTAATTTAAGGTTCATTACAAATATAATTTAATTTTAAAGTTAAGTCAAGAGTTTATTTTAAAACTAGAAGAGCCCACTTTCGCAGGCTCCTACTAGCAAGATGACAGGAAAACCAACCAAAAAATCCTGTCAATGTCGTATTATACTGTTGCGTAAGAATTACCTCCGATAAAGATCTCTAAAGATTCTGTACCTGATAATGTCAAAGAGGCTGCAGGGTTATTTAATTCAATATAAATATCACTTCCGTTAACTACACATACACCTTGATAAACTACAGTAGACGAAGTTCCTGAAGTAGTTGCATATTTAAGAATTAAAACATTGAATACTTGATTATAAAAAGGATAGTAGCCTACAGGGAGAGTGCCGAATAGAAGTTGTTGACCATGTGCCCAAGTAAATGAACCTGTAGCATTTACTCCAAAACTTCCAATAATAGTAATAACCTTACCAAACTTTTGGAGTTTAGGAAGACTTCCGATAGGAAATCTTGCTGAAGAAACAATTACTGCGTTAACTAATACACCAGCAGTAACTACACCAAATGTAGAAGAAGTTCCTCCACCCGTAGATTCTAGATTTACAGTAATATCATTAGGATTATCTGTACGAGTAACTGTTACTGTACCTCCTGTTGAAGTAAAGATAAGTTCTTTGTTAATCCACTCAGATCCACTCCAGAACAAACCATCGAAGGTAGCAGGGGCAGTAGTAGTTACGTCAGACAAAGAAGAGATAGAACAAGAGTTTAACTGAGAACAAGTGAATCTTACTCCTGAAGCCAATGATACGTTCAAACCATCTGCATCACTTGTAGCTACAAAGTCAGAAGCATTAAGCTTCATTTTCATTCTACCCAAAGTAGCTACAACACGATCTAATTGAATCTGTAAAGTAGTTGCAGTATTAGTATAGTTGAAAGTATAACCATAGTAAGGAGTACTTCCAAAGTTAGTAGCCCAGGTTAAAGAGTAGTTTGCACTTGGAATAGAAGCTAAAGAAGCATTGATAGCACAAATCTGACTTGTAAACAAAATAGCAGCTGCACTTAAGGTACTAGTAGCAGAACCTCCAGGAATACAAGAAGTATTAATAGAAGCAGGTACTGCACTTACTCCTGAAATATAAGTCTTTAAACTATCAACAGTTGTTCCCAAAGTAACTAGATTTCCCGAAAGAATAGTGTACATACCACACATGTTAGTTGTAATCCAGTTAAAGTAATCTGAAACTACAGTGCTAGTAGGCTTGATAGAGAAAGCATAAGAAATACATGGATTAGAAAGAACCCCTGTCATATCTACGTTAGTGTTGATTGTACACATTCTTGATCCATAAGCAGTCAAGATTTGGCTTAAGGTAGATACACCTGAAGTCAAAGTAACACAAGAAGGTACTGTAAATGTAGGAGTTTCTAAAGCAAGAGTACGAGAATTCAAAGAACATAAAGCAACCGCAGTAGCTTCCGTGAATTGTTGTGCACTTGTAATAGCTGATCCTACACCTGTTAAAGCTCCACCTACACGCAAGCAAGAGTAGTTAAATCCTGAGTAGTTAAGACCTACGGATGTAAGTGTGCAAAGTCTTTGGTGTAAGTTAGTAATAGCTTGATCTAAGGTACTATTAGTAGAGATTAAAGCTGCTAAAGATGTAATAGTTAAAACTAAATCATTTCCAGGAGAAACTCCACCTAAAGATGTACCTAAGATTGTGATAGTATCATTTACTGTGTAAGAAGATCCAACAGATACAATAGTAACAGTATAAGCAGTAGATCCAACAGTTCTAGTTACTTTAACCTGTAAACCAGAACCTGTTCCTCCTGTTGGAGTTAAGGTTACTTCAGTTGTAGTTAGAGGAGGTACTGCTGTACCTGTAAAAGTAAGTGTACCTACTCCTCCTGTAGCGCAATACAAAGGAGAACCAGAGTAAGTAATACACTTACCGTAGTTAGTTGAAAGACATCCTACTTCAGCGCAGGGTGTATATATGGTTCCAGTGCAATCAATACAAGTAGACATAGTTTATGGGCAGCAGGTACAAAGTTTAGTAATAATAGTTCTAAGCAATCCACCAAGATCAACAGGTAAACCTGTACCACAAGGATCATCACCTAAACATTTAGTTCTCAAGAAAGCAATCAAATCAGGACTCAAAGGAAGATTCTCCCAGTGTAGGTTTCCATTATTAGTATTAATATTCTCTGCAGAAAAGTAATTCATGCGAGAACGTAGGTCACAAATAACTCCTACCAACTTAATAACTACTTCTGCAGAGTAATACTTGTCATCCTTTACTGTTAAGCCAGTAGTAGAGATAACAGGGGTAGTACCACAAGCAGTGTTAGCTGCATCAAAAGTAGACTTGTTTAATCCTACCCGTGCATCTAATAAGGTTACGTTGTCATCCAATAACTTAAGCAAGTCATTCAGGTAGGGATCACAAGAGTCAAAAGAATCAATCAGACCTCCTGTAGTAGGAGTACCTGTATACTTTACGCACCCAGAAGGTACGATTTCTACGCAGTTGTTATTAGGGCAGCAGTTAGTCATTTTACAGTTTTATTTTAAGTGTTTGTGTAGTATCACATTCTAAACAGTGAGCATACTTAAGCAATCTTGCTAATGCTCTTGATTTCTTGTAATACGGTTTAGTTAAGTATTTAATATGCTGAAGCTCTTTGTAAGCAGTTGTAGCAAGTTTTTTCTTAACAGTCAAGCTCAAGTCTTCTGAGTAGGTCATCGGCTTTTTTATATAGTTCGGTAGCTTTTGCAGGGTTGCATAAGTCAGCATGTGCTTCTGCACCCTTTAACAAAAACTCAATTTTGTCAAGATAGTAAAGAGTCTTCTCATCATCACAGCAGTCTACATACTTAGCCCATTGTGTAGCAAGACGACAATCAATCTTACAAGTCCTTAAGTGATGCCTAGAATTAACTCCAGTATCAGGACAAGTTGTTACAACTAATGAATATACACCATCTGGCAATTCTGTAAATCCAGAAGTAGCTGAGGTAGTAAAGCCAAAAGAATAAGAGTTATAAGTATTGGTTTCTCCTAACAAGAAAGCAAACTCATAAGCTGAATCATAACCAGGAACTCCAATAAAGATACTTGCACTTGTAGGAGCTACAGGATATACAGATGTGTCAATGATTGTTAAGTAAGAACAATCTTTAGCTTTTAGGACTTCGAGATTAAGTTGTACATTCATCGGTATTTAATTTAATTAGGGCGTAGAAGTAATGGTTTGCCAACCAGTAGAAGTTCTAATACAAAGTTTATCTAAAGTAGTATCAAAAATTAAAAGACCTGCAGCTGGACTAGGGATAGCATTCTTCTGAGAAGTTGTCATTCTTGGAAGAAGTAGACCTTTGTCCGTACTTTGTACCTCCATAACAGCAGAAGAGTGAACAGCTCCAGTACTTACATTTACTCCTAGAGTAGTCTTAACATTAAACATTCCTGTACTGCGAGTGATAAGAACTACTGGACCAATTACATATCCAGGATCATCACAGTAATTTAAAAGTAAGTCTGATCCTTGGTTACTACCCCAAGCACCTTCTGCATTTTGAATATTTAACTCAAATCTAGGCCTATTATTGCTTCTAAGAGATAAAGTTGATTTGTTAGCAAGAAGTTTATCTATAGTAACTACAGTATCTGCAGTAGGAGACTTGATATGAAATAAGGTTTCTGGATAATCTATGCCTAAACCAACATTACCATGTCCTGTAAAAGACATAGCGTGTGATAAAGTCAAACCGTTTCTAGTAGTTCTAATCCCTCCTACAAGAGTAGTAATATCTGTAGGATTACTGTCAAAGTCTAAGTTTACTTGCTCGTCAGTGGTAAGCCTTCTAATACTAAATCTATCGTCTCCTGAATCGTCTTTAATATTAAAATAAGTAGGAACATCTGTTTTAATAGATAGTAGACCTAGTGACCTTGTCTCATTACTGGATAACTGAAGAATAGAAGGGTTATTAGAAGGATCTACTACTGTAGTTAGTGTAGATGTCATGTTAACATCACCAGCTAACTTTAAGAAGCCACTTCCTCCCCCTGAAATCTTAGGACAACAAGTAGGGTTATTGATTACACTAACAACAAAATTTTCCAAAGATAGTCCTGCTATCTCTGAGCCTGTAGTAGTAGATTTAGGAATATAAGTTCCAGGTTTTAAATATATGTCTTTCATTTAGTATAATACAAAAATAGTCTATTTAAAAATTAACACAAGAGACTAATAAATTAAAGGGGAGTGTTACCTCCCCTATTTATTTTAGAGATTAAAGAATTACGTACTGAATTTTAATTGCAGTTGTAATTGCCGCTGCACCTGCATTGTATACACGTACAGCAAAAGAACCTGCGGCAATACTTTCAACAGTTAAAATTACTGCATGATTTGAAGCAGCAGTTAATGCTACAATTGAATCCGCTTTTGAATAAGAGTTAGTTACTGTAAACACAGCACTAGCTGCAGATGCAAGTGACGTAACATCACTTGTAATAACTCCAGCAGGAGCATTCAAAGTAACAGGAGTAGCACGAGAAGTAATCTGAGTAACAGTTCCTTTAGTCAAAGAAACGTTTTTTACACAGCAAGTAGGGTTAGCCAATACACTTAGTACAAAGTTCTCCAAAGATTCTCCAGGGATAGAATTTGTATGTGATGTCTTAGTCTCCTTAAGGTATGTACCTGATTTTAGAATAATATCTTTCATTTTTTTAGTTTAGATTAAAGTTAAAAAGGGGGAGAGTAATTTCTCCCCCTAATTAGATTAAAGAGTTACGTCAGCAAAAGCTTCCAAGAACAATTCCAATTCTGAAGCCAAGGTAGTCAAAGTAGCGTCTACCAAGAACAATACAGAATGAGTGTTTTCTGACTTCTTTTCAAATCCGATAGGAGAATTTTCCAAGTAAGTTACCTCATAAGCAATGTAGGTTTTAGCGCTACTTACATACAAGAAACCGTTAGAATCTTCGTTGTAAATAGGGTTCCAGTAACGACGAGCATCAGCAGTAGCAGGCAAGTTGTTAGTGAAGTAGTGACGCTCCATTTCTGCCATAGCAACACCTACACCCAAAGGATACTTAATATCTTGAGTAGTGGTTACAGGGATAGCAGCACAGAAGTTTTCGATATCGAAATCTTGAGTGTTGTAAGGACCTTCATGAACGTTCACCCTAAAACGTACCAAGTTGAATACGTAAGGAACTGCATCAGGAACACAAGCGTTTCCGAATTCATCCAATACTTTACCTTCAATCTTAACACCACAAGCGGTTACTGAACCAGCAGATACCAATACTTTTTCCCAAGCAACTCCGTTAAAGTTAGGCAAGCTAGTTACAGAAGCCAAAGGAGTCAACTCGTACATGGTGTTACCCAATGAATCTGCATCAGAATCACCATCTGTATCAGCAGTGATAACGATATCAGTAGAAGGGGTAGTTACGTAAGAAGCGTAAACTGAACGCAAGGTAGTCAATACAGCAGTTTCTGCAGTAGAGTCACCTGGATCTTTGTAAGTCAAAGTCCACTTGTAAGTAGGCAAAGAACCTTTGTAAACATAGGTTGCAGTTACATATTTACCCAACAAAGGAGAAGCGTTGATCTTGTCAGCAACTTCACTCATGTAAGTAGAGCAACCCAAAGAGTCACATCCACCTGAACAATCAGCGCAGCAAGCAGTTTTAACACGAACTGACTCTTGGATCATAGGTTGGAAAACACCTTTGCTCCAGTACTCGTCAATCTTCAAAGTAACAACGTACTCTTCATCGCAAGCGAAAGAAGGAGTTTTGCCATCATTTACTTCGTCAAAACCGATGTAGGTGATTTGTTGTTTAACACTAGTGTCAGGGCTAGTTTTAGTAACTGCCAACACGTTCTTCTTGTCAATTACACTAGTCTTGAAAGAACCATACTTGGTGCTTCCACTACCAATTGCAAAAATAAAAGAGTCAGAACTATTACCAGCAGTAGTGTAACCAGCACCAGTACCAGTAGCTACAGTTACAGGAGCGAAACTTGGCAAATATGCGTGAAGTTTCTGAGAGGTCAATACGTCAGTAGTGGGGCTACCAGTAAAAGACGTAGGCACGAAAATTTGTGTGATTTTGTGATTCATAATTTTATTTTTTATTCAGAGTTTTTAGTTAAGCGATCTTCAGCAAACACTGCTTGTGCTTGGTTGTCATTTGATTGTGCAGCAAATTTTACAGCTAGGTCGACAATGTCTGGCTTAGCGTATTCAGGGAGTTCACAGTCTTGATTAACAGAGTTACTTCCATCAAACTTTACGTAACCCTGGACATCAATGCTAAGGGGATAACGCAAGTATGTAATGTATACCTGTTCAATTGTAAAATTACCATCAGTATAGACTGTCAAATTATCACTCCCCAGTGTGGCTATTGTAGTTCTCCACTTAAACGAAGGGTTGTAATTATCATCTAGATACTTAGTAGTAAGTTCTCCATGTCTAATTAAGTCTACACTTATTGGCTCAGAGCACTTCTGCTGCTTAGCCATGGCATAAGACGAAACATAGAACATATAGTTTACTGCATCTTTCAAAGGGCAATCATAGCCAAGGTGAAAGAGATCGTTTGTTTTGTTTGGCTTTAAAAGAACGTTAGATTGTTTTAAGACTTGTAGGTCATCAATCCGTTTTCTGATAGAATCGTACCCTACTCTGTAAACATTGTTTGGATTAATTTTAGTTTTAACCCAACTAATCTGAGCCTTGTTAAGGTAAACCATAATGTCTTCAATCGGGATATCTACGTTATCCTGACGGTTGACTTTATTTAGGGTTAGTTTAAACTCATAGATGAGTTCCTCAACTGGGATCATATTTTGTTTTTATTAGAGAGCGTCAATTCTTGCTTTATTCTTTAACTTGTCTTTAAAGGCATCATACTCTTCGGTGTTCTTAGGATCTGTCAAGAAAAGTTCAAACTCTTCGATTGACTTAGACCACACATGCTCACCTTCGTATACAATAGAACCTTTAATTCTAACTATGTTTTTATCTACTAGATCTTTAACAAGAGCCTTAACATCCAACAAATCATCACTATAAGAAGTGATCTTTGTAAATTGTTCAATAGGATCTCTGTCCATTGCACTAGCAGGTGTACGTAAGAACTCGTCTATAGCATTATAAACTTCTTCTTCTGTACTATCCATTGGCAAACCTAAGCCGATAAGCTTTTGGATTTTTTTACGCTTAACTGCAGTCATCTTATCAAGAGATGCAATAGCGCTATTAATCTTCTTCTTACGCTCGAAGGTTGTCTTGGTTTCCACTTCTCCATTGTAAACATAAAACTTTACAATTGAGGTGTCTACTTTTCCGCTTTCGATATCATCTAATGAATTGGCTACCATATCGGTTTCCATAATCCAATAGAAGTTTACAGCTTCACGAGGATTCTCCATGTTAAAGATGTTTTCACCATCTTCTAGAGTATACCCGTTTTCTTTCATTTCGTCATAGAACGTGCTATTAGGTTCCAGAGACTCATCCAAGATTGCTTCGTAGTAGTCCTTCAATTGCTTGATTCTTTGTACTTCAGCTTCTTTGACTTTAGGATCGAAAATCGCTCTAATCTTTGGAGAGTTTTCGTCTAGTCCTGTTCTAATAACTCCACGTGAATCTACACGAGGATAAAACTTTCTTGTTGTTCCTGGAATGAATGCATATCCATTCTGGTACAATGATCCTTCTAACGTGCGTAAGTTAGCAGGTTCTCTTTTGTAAGGGCGAATAATGCGCACACCCTTTGTGTTATTTTTACTCATGTTGGTTTGGTTTTTGGTTTTTTTCTAATCTTATCTATTTAGGAGGGGCTTTTACACCCCTCCTTTATAGATCCGCTAATTAGATACGGGGGAATTCTTTAATGATTACAGTCTTGGTAGGATCTTCCAAGAAGATACCAGCGAAGTCTTTCATCATATAGGTTGAATAAGGATCTTTGCTAGCAACAACAGTTTGTTGAGAACCGAATCCTACTGAACCAGGGATATACTGATAGTACATGTTAGGACGAGTAGCCAATTTCACTTCACGGATTCCAGCGTCATCTTGACCACTGATATCCAAAATGATGAAGATCGGAGGAGTCTTCTTGTTAGGACCCAACTCCAAGAAAGTAGCATGCTCATTCAATTGCTCCAATTCTACGAATTCAACTGGACCAGTTTCAGTAGTCATGAAGTGATCGAATTGGAAAGCATAACCTTGCTTCAAGCGATCTTTACCATCCATGAACTTACCTGCGTCTACCATGAAGTTCTGACCGTTGAAGTCTTTACGAATAGCAGTAGAAGCCAATTCCATACCAGAACGGTTAGTGTAGATTTTAACGCTACGATCTTTGATCAACACACGGTTGTAGAACAAGTCTCCAACAGCAGCACGAATCAAGTTCAAAGAGAACTGACCACGATCATAGTAGATAACGTTACCCAAGTGAAGTTGTTGCCACAAACCTTGCTTAGCACGAGTTGGACGACCTTTTTCATCTTTAGCGTTACCTTGACGACCCCACATCAAAGTGTTGGCCTTCATACGCATCATTTCCATACGCAACAAACGAGATACTGTAGGCTCCCAACCAACAATCTTGGTCTTTTCGCCCATAGCCATAGGATCAGTTACAGAGTAGTAAGTGATGTCCAAAGGATTACCTGAAGCGTCAGTTTGCATACCCAATTTGGTTGCATCAGCCCAGTCAGTGATAGTGTGTTCAACACCATACTGTTGCAATACATCAGCCATAACTTCCAAGTTACCATCGAACAATCCCAAGCTAGAGAATGAAGTGGTGTACTCACCCAAGATGTTACCAATCTTGAAGTACTCAGTACCTACTTGCAAGAAACGTTGGTTAACGAAATCAGAGCTAGAAGCACCAATTGCACGAGCACGGTACTTAAATCCGTTCTGATACTTTTCACCTTCAGCTACAACTTGGATCTGAGTTTCTTGCTCATAACGATGTGCAGTGATAATGTCGTTTACAACGAATACGTTTTTGTCAAACACGATTTCGAACTCTTGACCATCAATACCAGGTTTAGCAATTGCAGAAGCCAAGTTAACAATAACCTTAGGCAATTCAGCACGCTTCTTGATTTTGTAGGTGAAAACACCGTTAGGATCGTTAACCATGAAAGGCTTACCGCTCTTCATAACTAGGTCGATCAAATCGTTAGAGTACAATTTAGTGTCAGTGAAAAGACGGATCATCATTTTGTCATACTGGTCAGGCTTAGTGCGCAACATAGTTTCAACAAAATTCTTGTCTGTCAATTTACCCAAACCATTCTTAGAATAGAATGAGCTGGTCATGTGGGCGTTAGCTATAACTCTCCCGTTAACCCTTGGAATACTTTGATTAGGCATAGTAGTAATTTATTTTTGTTTTGTTTTGTTTATTTAAAGTACTTTGAGAATACATCTTCGTTCGACTTGTTAGAAGGTGAAGACTTCTTGCTCTTAGTTTTCAGATTGTTAAACAGAGAATTAGTTTCTTCTGTTACAGCTTTTCTTTTTACAGGAGTCAAGTCCAAATCGCTTTGAACTAGTTTTGCTACAGCTAAGAACTTACTAGGATCTTCTTGACGCATTTTAGCTAGTTTGTATTCAAAGTCACTAATACGTTGGCCGTTAGGAAGAACGTGTGGCTTAGAAAGAACAAAGTCAAAAAGTTCACTTGCAGATTGTTCATTGATTGGGTATCCTTCGATAGCACCTGAAGCAATTGCTCCATCAAGTACGTCTGCATATAACTGTTCTCTTTCTTCTTCTTTCTGTCTCATCGCCTGTACTCGTGCTTCACTCTCTTGTGCGAGTGTTGCTCTTTCCTGTTGCATCTTCTCTACCAGTTTACCGTGGTATTTCTGAGAGTATGCTTCTAAGCGATCATTGTCTCTAGCGTAGTTAAGTTGATCTTGGATTTCATCTTCGTCCATTCCTGTCTTAGCTAGATACAAACGGAAAACTCTTTCTTGGTTTGCTTCTACACTCAAGTCTACATTCTCTACAATCTGCTCGTTTGAAAACATCTGTAGGTATTCTTGAACAGGGACTTTGTTGATGAAGATATCTTCAATCATCTGTACTCCTGCTTCTCCGTAGGTCTCAGTTGCTAGTTGCTCTAGTTGATTCCAAGCTTTGTCTTCGATGGTTTCATTCATCTTAGCTAAGAAGGTTTGTTCATTCCATTCGATATCTTCGTCATCTTCTACGTTAAGCATTCCTGCTTTAACAAGACCTTTACCGAAAATCTCAAAATAGTTTTCATCCCCTTCTTCTTCATCGTCTTCTAGATTAACCTCTTCCTCTTCTTCTTCCTCTTCTATAGGAGCGGGAGCTTTCTTTTTAGGGTTAGGCAAATCATCAACATCTTCTAATGGGTCTTCAGAACCAGCAGGTTCTTCATTATCATCAGCTAGGGGATCGTAATCTTCCCCATTTAAGATGTCAGGTTTGACGTTGGCATTGGGATCTTCTGGTGCATCCTCAAAAGGATCATCCACGGAAAAACTGTCAAAGAACTCTAAGTTCTCTAATGAACTGTCAATAGGCATAATGGTTAGTTTGGTTTAATTCAAAAGTAATATTTTAAAAAATTAACACAAGAGATTAATTATTTATGATACGGTATATACAAAGTGTTAAAATAGGGGGGCTTTGGGCTCAAAAACCCCCCATTTTAGGCTCATTTTATTTCTTTTTTGAGCTTGAATCGTATTTGTTTTTGTTTGTTTGAGCTATTTTTAGTTTAGTGTCGATGTCTTTCTCCTTGAGTGCTAGCTCTTTTTCCTTCAAACTAAACTCTTTATTCTTAGATACTTTCTCGAAAGTTTGCTTAGAAATATCTTGAGCTATTTTAGTTTGTTCAATTAAAAGACCTGTAGTATCTACGTCAGGACTATAAGAACCTTCGTTAGCAATACCTTGAAGCTGTACCACCTGAAGTCTGTTCTCACGATCAAGCTGCTTGTTCATATCTTCTCTGCGTGCATCTTCTGCTTTCTGGGCTGCTTCCATCTCCATCTTCTGTTGGAACTGTGCTTGTTGCTGTTCCAATTGTTGTTGTTGAAGAGCTTGCTCTTGTTGGCGAATAGCTTCTTTACGTTTCTGAACATCACCCAAAGTCTTACGAAGACTTCTCTCAGAGTTAGCAGTAAACAAATCTACCATCTCAGAAAGCTCTGCTCCATTCTGCATAGCAGGTTGAGCCAATTGCTTCAACTGTTCTAGGGTTACTTTGTCTTCTGCGTAAGAAGAAACAAACACAAATAGTTCGTGAAGTAGTTCGTTCTTACTTACTCTTAGGAATACGTTCTCTAACTCAGAGTTCAAATAGTTAAGCGTAGAAGTAGGTTTCTGCAATTCAATGTACTGAGACATGTCTAGGATAGTCTGATATACTTTCTGAAGTACGTTGTCATGCCAAGCAAACCAAGTCTCTGTCTGAGCAAAGGATTGAATCAAAGCATTGTTAGCAGCTGTTGCTGTATCTGATGCTTGAGAGTTACCTAGACGTTGACGAGTAAGACCTACCAACTCATAAGCTTCTAGACGAAGTTGTTGAGCTAATTGGATACGTGCTTGAATTTCTTGAGAACGTGTAAGATCCAAACGAGAGAATTGGTTGAACTGTACAGCTCCTCCTGTATTTTCGATTGAGGTGTCAATCAAAAGAGTACCTCTGTTTTTAGCATTCCACAACATTGTTTCGATAGGATCTTGAGAGTCTTTCTTAGGGACAACCTTAAGGTCACCCAAGAACACTACACCAATTTCTTTTTCTAGCAATTCCCACAACTGGTTCATACAAATGTTGTAAAGAACTTGGTAAGGCTTAAGAAGATCTAAAAGAGATTTACCTTGAGTATTACGAGAAGTGTTGATAATTCCTACTAGGGGACAATCTTGTATAAATTCTAAAGGCTCGATGTTTACGTAGATGTTAGCACCAATCTTGATACCTCTCCACCACTCGTTAATCCAAAGTTCCTCTACAGAGATATCTCCTAGAGTTTTGTCCATCTTGTATTCTTCAGATACAAACATTTCTTGTTGGTATCCTTCTTCATCTAGGTAAGTTCTTTTGAAGATCTTTTTCTTAGACTGCCAGTAAGCGGTTACTACCGTGTAAGCGTGCTGAGAGTTAAACGAGAATACGTTATGGTCAATACCTCCGTTAGCGAAGTCACCTACGTTCTCAAATGTCAACTGCCACAAAGGATCGTTAGGATCTGGAAGTGCAGGAGCCATAGGAGAGTACTCATTGTTTCTTAAGTTCTGCAAAGAACGATCTTTCAAATGTTCTACTTCTTCTCCTGTAAGATTATAGCGTTCTACGATTTCAGTCATAGAAAGAACCTCAATAAGTCCTAGTGCCCAACAGTCAGAAGTGTACTGAGCATTACGATTGGCCAAGTACCATACGTTAGATGGATTCTCTACTTTATAATTAAAGCCTATTCTAGAGTTATCAGGGTAGAAGTGGTGAAACTCTTTACCTGTAACCAAGAAATCTAAAAAAGACTGTTGAGACTTTTCTCTAAAGTTAAAGTGGTACTTAAGAGCGTTAAGAGTTTTGTTACCCCACTCTTCAGCAACAGAAGTGTAATCCAAGATTTTATTTTGAATATCTTGTTGCATTTGAGCTTCTTGTTCAGGATCAATCTCCTGACCTTCCATCTGTGCTTGTAACTTCTGTAAGAAATGTTCCTTAATCAACTCAGTTCTGAAGTCAATAGTTTCATTGATAGCCTCATCATCTACAGCTTTTACCTTGTATTTGTGAGGACGGTTAATCAATTCACCTTTCAACTGGTTGATAGGTGGGTTAACTATTGGATAGTGCTTCAAGTGCTGGGGTACATCAGGATCTTGGTTAGGCACATCTTCCAAGTAACTGATTAGTTCTTGATAATCAGCTACGTTTGTGTAGTCAGCAAAGTTAAATTCACCGTTAAGCAAACGATAGTTCTTTCTGTACTCTACGTTCTGTTTATATTGTGCAAATGCAATATTTGCAAAATAGTCCATAGTAGACTTGATCCACTTTTCAGACTCCTTCTCTTTTAAGCTTACAAATTGCTCTGGGTAGAAGTAGGCATGATTGACAGGGTCAGTATGCTCTTTAAATGCTTCAATAATCATTTTAGTATATTTGTTTTAGTTTTAGTTAATAACGGAAGGGAGAAGAGGATGTACGAAATAGTGAGTTTCCTTTTCTTTCCCTAAAGTAAGCTTGGATTCTATTGTCATCACTAGCGTTAGAGATTACAACTTGAGTAGTAAGACTCTTAGCCATAGCTAGAGTTAGTCCAAAAGATATAACTCGGTCAACGTTTAATTTAGGTGTGAACTTGATTAACTCTTTAATTAAAATAGGATCTAGGATTCTAGTAACTCCTAAGCGTTCTTTTACAATAGTTCCTTCCTCATCTCTTTCTACGTCTACGACTTCTGTAATGTATTCGATGATAAGAGACATCAGATAGTTTTTAATGTCTTTGGTCATGTGAATACCATAGTCACGATTAACCGTAGAGTTAGGGTGGATATCGTTTAGGAACTTAGGTGTCTTCTCTAGAACTTTAGGAGACTCGTTCTTATCTACACAGTGCTGGATAAAACCGTAGTCCATGTTTTCACAAAGACTCTTAGCATTGTAATACTTAAGAAGCATCTTAGTATTTTCATACCAAGTCTCAATCTTCTTAGGACGACCTGTATAACAAGCAACAACCATATTCTGCCACCCTTCTCCTGATAGATTGTGAACCCTCTTATAAATGTAAGTAGATCCCAAAGAAGTTGAGTAGTGAGCTTGTGATTGTTTGTATGGATCCGTTCCTGCTGTATAAAGTCCATAGGGGGCTTCTGAGATAGGATATTCCCAAATCTGTATACAACCCTCAATTGGATCAGATGGTTTAACAGGAAAGTTAGAAACAGGCTTTTTGTCTGTAAACTTATGTCGAATCTTTCCTTCAGCATTAGTGTAGAGTTCTACGTTGTCTGCTTGGATTTCTTGAGCGGTTAGTTTTTGTAGTTGTTCTTGAAGTAAGTCTACTGGGAAAATGTTCTGAGACAATTCTAAGAAACACTCTTCGTGGTTCAAAGGATAGTACATTACTTCTTTTAAGTAAGCCTCTAATCCATTTGATTTCTTAGTCTGTTCTCTAGATTTTAGAATAAGTTCTTTTCCTTTCTCTTCGTCTGCTACCCAGATTTTAATTAGATCTAACTCAGAAGGTTCTTCCTTACCTAAGAAAAGTCCTAAGGGAGTTTCTTCCTTGGGTACTTTCAAAGAACGTGTGCCTGGGATAAAGAGTCCGTAAGACTTTCCTGTCTCGTTAGATTCTACAGGAAGGAAATTATAGGCTTCAGGGTTATTGAATAATTCTTCTAGGTCAGCTGCCTTAGTCATATCTCCAGATGTTCCAATTACAAAAGGAGAACAACGCCATCCATAAGGACTATCGAAACATGGAGTAGTTGCCGCTAAGCAAGAAAGGATCTTTCCTTTTCCTCCTTCTTCTAAAAGAAACGAAGACAGAGTAAGACCTGCCGCTGCTTCTGTATTGTTACCTTCATCAAAGTTTCGTACGTGGAACTTAGACCACTCATTACGAGCGTTAGTTCTTTTATCTTTAAATCCTAAAGTTACCTGCCTCTTCCAGTCATCCTCAATACGAGGAAATCTAAAATAGTCAGGAAGGTTTCTAAGACCTAAGTCTACGTAGTCTGTGATTACTTTTAAGTCAGGTTGGTTAAGCGCAGATATCAAGTTATCAGAACCCTTCTGTGTGATGGCTTTGTGAGCCATGTAAGAAGAAGTAAGAACTGACTTAGAGATACGTCGAGATCCTACCATTACAACACCTTTCTTTCCGTCCTCGTGATTTTCAGCTTTGTGAATAGTTTCATCTACTGCTAAGTAGGTATCCCACAATTGAGGCTTATCTAGTTTACGAACTTGACGCTTACCTATCATAGTGTCTACATAAATAGACCAGTAGTTTAAGTGCCAGTAAATAAAAGGGGAGAAATAGAATCCATTGATAGTAACACCTTCAGTAATCTTTTTGTCCTCGTTTTCCCAAAATGCATCATACTCCTCTGAACCTATGTCAGGGAGGTTGTGTACATTGATTAGGAATTCAGGACTGTCTAGATTAGGATACATATCAATTGAATTGTTTCATCTTACCGTTGATCTCTTGAGAACCTCTAGCTTCTGCTTTCTGTTCTTCTTTCTCTCTCAGCTTATCTATTACCTCAATAATTTGAGCGTAATCTTTTAACGCTTGAGTAAGGGACTTTATCTGTGCTTCAATAGTTGCTACTACCAAAGGCATCTGTCCACCATTAGCGGTAGATTTCCAAGCAAGTCTGTCGACTAACTCGTGAAAAGGATTATTGTCTACATACGTTTTTAGTTGGTCTGCTTTTTCTTGCAACCATTCTAACTCGAAGTCTACATAACTATTCTTCTTAACGGCCATCTGAGTATTTTTTTAGGAATTCATCTTGAGGTAAATTCATAATATCTTCTAGCACACGTGCGTAGAAGTCTTCGTCTCTACCTGTTTTACTGTAAGAGAACCCTGCTTTCCAAAATATCTTAAACGTCTCGAATAAGTTATCTTGCAAAGTAAAGTTCACATAAGGTTGACTGGTATTTGGTTGGTTGTCTGTCATCTTATTTTGCTTTAGAGGAAACCTGTGTTAGAGGTTTGTCGGCTGGCAAGAAGTAGATCTGAACTCCACACTTGCTGCCTGGTCTTTTGTCGCAACCATTCTTGATAGTTGAATTAGTTACTTTTCTGTGCTTTTCCATTTTAATTCTATTTTATGTAAAGGATGTTCTGCATTCCAAGTCTCTACTCCACAATTCGAAGATAGAGATGCTGTTTTGTAGGTACAGACGCAGCCACAAAACGAACAGTGAAGTTCGTCTCTACTAGTCTCGTAGTGCTTGCCCGTGAGTTGTACATATTCGGGAGAAGTGATTGCGTTTGCTGAATTGTAGGGACAAGCGATACAAATGTCCATTCGCTCTGCGATAATGTTCTGTTTTTCATCACTCAGTAGTTTGAATTGGTTGGCTGTCTTCGTCGCTACTCCCTCCAATACTTTGTTCAAATTCTTTAGCCCCTTCAGGCTCAGGGCCATGTACTCTTTGTAAGGATTCATATAATTTCTGGTGGTTTATTACTTGGGATTCATAGGTTCTGTCCATGTAGGTTACTAGTACATCGTTGTACAATTTTTTGGACTTTGCTCTTTCGTATCTTGCTTTAAATAGTTCAAGCCAGTTCTCAAGCATGTAGTAGTTAGCATAACCTCTCATTGCTGTTAGGTCTTCTCTAGGTTCCAAAGTCAGAAGGTATTCAGACTTAAGTTTCTTAGAGATTAACTTCATAGCTCTTCTAGGACTAAATACTAAAACACCTAAGCCAGACAATCGTACTTTTACGGTAGGCAATTCTACTATGTCTTCAATGGTCTTTTTTAGATACCACTCATAGACAGTACTTACCTTGTCGATAGTAAGATCCATTTCTTTAGCTACGTCTGAGTAGGCAGCAAAAGTCTTTATCTCGATGGTTTCGTATGTATCTTTTCTTGCTCTCATGCAGGAACTGCTACTTCTAGTTTATTTGTAGAAAGAACTAAAGTGAGTGTGACACCTTGCTTGCTAGTAGGACACAGTCTTGGATTGACTGAGTTTTTTTCTAAGATGCCCATCTTTCTTAATTTAGTTATTCCGTTAGAGATAACTTGGATTGATGTGTCAAACTCACTTGCAATTCTTTCTTTTACTCCTTTGTCTAATGTGCCGTAAAATGAACTATGGGCTAAGATACTAGTGTATAGGTCTGATAACCTATACCCTGCAAGCCTAAGTAATACATCAATATAAGCTTGATGCAACTTGACTCCTTCCTCGTATTTACGTGCTACTTTCATTGGTTTGGTTTATTTTTGGATAAACAAATATACGATTGTAACAAAAAAAGTCAAGTCTAATGTTAAGTCTAGAGGGCTTTCTAATATCAAATGTTAGCCATGTTAATCTAATTTCTAACTTAGATAATTATTTTATGTTCGGATTGGATTTAGACGAACACTATAGACAAAACTAGATTTAAGAGTATATTTGTATTAAACAGATACTGCTATGTCAATGGAAAAAGTTAAAAAACCGACCTCGGAAGAAGTGTTTGAGTTCTTCCTTTTAGCCTTGCAGGATGAAGAGGTCAAGATAGCAGGAGATATAGGAGGATTTAAAGATGCTTTGTACCAAGGCTTCAAAGACTTTACCTATAGAAAGAAGTACACAGAAGAGATGTTGTTTGATTACATCGACTATGCTCTAGAGTCTATTCTAGGAGATGATCAACCTATGCAACAAACAGATTACATGCATGCTCAGAATGTAGCTGGACTTTAAGTTAAGCAAGAATTCTTTCACAAATTTTCAACATGCATGTCTACTTACCAGTAAGTCACTTTATATTTGTTACCCCGACACCATTTCTTAATGTTCGCAGACGAGGATTAAAAAGTAATCTGCTAGAAGTTGGATTGTGAGAGTAGCCCTCAGAGGTGAAATTGGTTTTCTCCGATAGTGTCAAAATGTTCTAACGAAGTTTGCAGTGCTCTGACCTACAAGTAATAGACCGTAGGCAATAAGTGGACAGAACAGAGACTTAGCTCAGAGGGATTCTCCGAGAGCTATTTGGTTAAAAACTGCTGCAATATAAGTTAGAATAGAAAGTCAAAATAGACTACTTCTCAGAATGAGAAGGAACAAAAACTATTTCAAATTTTCAAATCCATTCTTAAAAGACTTCTCTAATGCCTTAGAATAAGCTTTTCTGTTATGAGGAATTCCTTCTACAGAAACAAACATAGCATTAACATAGACAGTCTTTTTAGCCTCTCCAAGAACAATTACTCCATTTAGATTTATCTCAGTAACTACAATATAGTCTCTCTTGAGAAATTGTAACCCTACGATATTTAAGAGTTCTTCAGGCATAGCAATGGATTTGATTGTTCCTGAAATAGGACTGCCCTCATTACATAGTTGGTACTTTGAAGAAGCGATTTCTTCTAGAGTTGTTTGTGCTCCAAAGATTATAGGTCTTCCTCCTATCTCTGTTACAGAAGCAATTGATGTTACAGTGTCAACTTTATAGCATTGAGCACTCAGAGAAGTCATCATAGTGACTAGAAACGAAAGTATAAATAGTTTTTTCATGATTAATAAGTTACTGCTCCAGCATAGCCAGGAGCTATCAAATATAGATTTAAAGTTCCTCCTGTAGTTAGAGTAGTTGTAGTGTAAGTAGAAACTCCAGGATAAGTTACACGTGTGTTCACTTTAGAGGACACTATAGCATTGTATTGAGCTGTAGTAAAGATTCTTACGTCAGGTGCTATTCTCCACCTAGAAAACCTACCAGCTTTCCTTGCAGCTACATAATACTTGTCTGCTATGTTTATTCTTCCATCATCGTTTAGATCAAATCTGTGATAGGAAAGTCCGTTGATTGTAGTTTTTCCTAAGATGATGTTAGAGACTGCTTGGATGTCTGTGTTAGTGTAAGCCTGAACTCTAGTAGGTGCTACTATCTCAATGTAGTATTCCTTAGAAGGATCATAAGTTTCAGAAATAGAATAGTAACCCGAAGAGTTAGTATAGATAGTTTTGTAGAGTGCCCAAGAAGAAGTTGTAACTACATAGTTAAATTCTAGCACGTAAGGTAATGAAACATTGTTGGGTAAGTCATTCCACCTACCATTAGATACAAACTGTACATAGTCTTCGTTACCTGCGTTATTAGGTTCTCCAGAGTTCCAGTTTTTATAAGAGTAAGTTTCTCCTGTCACCCATCTCCAAGTACCCTCAGTCACTTCATCTGTTAATCCTATCCATCCAGAAGGCCAAATATTAAATATAAAACTTTGTTCTGCTGCAGTAGTAATAGTTACTAAATAACCACCCATAGCTGCGCAATTAGATCTAGCAGTAGTCCATGTAGCAGTTCCTGTAGAACGATAGTAAGAGTGTCCGTTATAGTTTTGTTGATTGGTAAAACCTGATATAGTGGAGTTTGTTCTTCTATAAAGCCTTACAGCCACATTAGAGGCACCAGAACCATTTGCGTTATACAAGTACCCAGAATAAGTAAATTGTGCACTCAGTGCGTTCACAAAGAAGAATAGAACAATAACCCACCTCATATCAATAGCTTTGCTCCCATTAAAAGTTGAAAGTTTAATATGTCTTGTCCTGCTACGTAAGTTCCTCCTCCAGTGATGCCTAAGCCAAAAGTCTTGGTCATCTTGTAGGTAAAATTAAAGAAAGGAATCACAATAGGCTTAGCTTCGAATATAGATTCTGTGTAATACTTAGAGTACGGAGAATAGATACCAGCCATAATAACTGTAGCGTCTATGTGTTTGGTAAGTTTACCTTTGTACATAAATCCTCCTATGGCAATGGTTGAAATCATTTCTTCCCCGAATAACTTACCATAGGTTCCTGCTGCTCCGTAGAGTGCTGTGAAGTTTTTAACTGAATTAACTCTTACAAATAGAAGAGTGTTTGACATTGACTTAGGCATTACGCTAAGTCCATCAGATATAACACTTATGTGTTTGTTTCCTTTTTTGTTTGCTCCTATCCAGGAGCGTACGCAAGAGATATTTCCTATCCTAGCGTTAACCATGTAGTCAGCTGAAAACCCAAGAGAAGAAGTACCATCTCCTTTCACTCTAGTAAAGGAGGCAGTACCTCTTGCATCTTGTGCTCCATCAGACTTAGTCTGAATACCAACTAAATCACCAGTTACTAAGATCGCAGGTTTAGCAACTTCGGCTTTAGCTTTATTTGCTGCTTTCGCAGTACTAGAAGACTGAGTCTTTTGTTGCTCAGTTTTAGTTTCTTCTACTTTTTGTTCTGAGGGTTTCTCGGTTTGTACTTCCGTTTTTTCTTCGGTTTTACCACCGCTTCCTCCACCACCTTCGGAGCTTCCACTACTACTTCCACTACTTCCACTACCACTGGAGTTTCCTCCACTACTACTGGAGCTGGAGCTGGAGCCACTGCTTCCTCCATTACCATCTCCGCTGCCTTCTCCACTGGAACTTCCGTTGGAGTTGGAGTTGGATGAAGACCCACTTTGATTTTCTGATGAGTTTCCTCCATCATTTGATTTTCCATTTTCTCCTGACGATTGGCCAGAAGAATTAGAACCACTAGAGCTACTGCTAGTACGATTCCGAGAGCTAGTTCGATTGTCATTGTTATTGTTGGTTTTTGTTGTTCCTATGTTTGTGCCTGAAGAGGTGCTAGATCCAACATCTATGTTAACACTACCTACATTTGAAATAGCCCCTAGGTTCATAACATTGCTTACAATGTTTAGGGTGGTATTTGTTGTGGTAGTTGTTGTAGTTGTTACTCCAACTCCTTGACAGGGTGATGTACTTTGATACTTCAAATATACACTATTTATCCAATTATCAAAAGTTCCATCCTGTAACTCTGTATAGGAGAAAGTCTTAACTTGTCCGTAGTAAGCGATTACTATAGGACTAGACATGTCTGCGTTAATAAACTTTAACTCCTGTGTACACGGGTCCTTAAATGAGTAAATAAAGCTCTGCCCCCGAAGAGACAGAGCTATCATAAATAGAATTAGTATTTTAGTTTTTAAATACACCTGACTTAATGAGATTTTGAATCACATTAGTACAAGCGGTCTCCAAAGATTTACGAGTAGCTTTACCTACTGTGCTTTGAGAGAACTTCATATCATCTAAAGATTTTAAGAATGATTCACCAGTTTTAGTCGACTCTCCTTCGCCAGATCCAATATAGATCTGACCTGTCTTAGCATCCACAAAACGGACCTGTAAACGTATGAAGGTAGTGACAACAACTTTTGACTTAAGGCCATCAACTTGCTCGTCTTCATCAACAGCAAAATCAGCCACAGTAACATACACAAAGTAATGAGCAGGCTTAATCTTACCTTTACCATCAATAGGCTCATCGAATACGCCTTTCTTTGATGCTTTGAATTGAGTGACCATTCTTTCTTTGATCTCTGATTTTTCTTCCGTAAATATAAATCTGTTTGTTTCATCCAAATAATCCAAAACAGATTCTGCAAAGCCAAGACCTACATTCTTTTCCTGAAGAGCAGGATAAAGAGCAAGTACCTTGGTCATATCTACGCTTACCACTTGTACTGTTTTTTTAATAGAATCACTATAATTAGATACAGTGGAGATGTCTTTCACCTCCACTTTATCTTCTTCGGTAGTAGTCTTCATAGAACCACAACCTGCCAAGGTCAAGACTACAAGAGCCATGAACTTGTTAAACCACTTACCAGGGATCTTCCTCATCAGCTTGTGGTTTAGTTGCAGGAGCAGCAGGTTGAGCTGCAGGTTTCTCTACTGTTCTCTCTTTGATGATAGTAGTAGTTCCACCGCTAGATTGCTTCTGTTGGTTAGTGTTGTTGTTCTCTAGATTCAAGTTAATCACAGGTGCAGCAGCAGGTGCTTGCTCTGTTTTAGCTTCTTCTTTAGATTCTTCGCCTCCACCTAAGTGGGTAGCGAACCATGCACCTCCTGCAGTTACAGCAGTGGTGATTGCGCCAATGATAGCTTTCTTAGTAGCTGACATTACGCCTTCTTCTTGTTCTTCTGACATGATATTATGGATTAGTTTTCTTCTTTTTTACTATACTTAGCTGCCAAAACTTCTGGGGTATCATCCTCTTCGTCTACTTTAGAAATTAGCATTTTGTCTCGGTCTTCAGAGTTGAACCAGTAGTCTACTACTTTGTTCAAGTTACCTACGAATGCACCCAAAAGGATAAGCAACATTTCTTTCCAGTCTTCACCAATAGCAGCTCCCATGAATACTGCTGCATTGATTCCAACGATAATTAAAGTAAACAAGCCTAATACGATAGCGGTAATCTTCCAACGATTAGCTTGCATTTGTTGTAGCATGTAATAGAACCTATTCTTAGGATCTACTGTTACTGGTTCTGCTTGGCTAAAACCAAGTGCTTTTTTTATGTTCATTTATTTACGATTATTTTAGAGTGTAAGATTTCTTTTTGAGTTGTTACAGAAAGCACATAGAAGCCATTAGGGAGACGATCTAGGTTTGTATTATACTTGTACTTACCTGCAGGCATTCTCTCGCTTAGAATCGTTTGTACACGTCTTCCAATCTCATCAGAGATAGCTACATCTACTTCGCTATCTTCTTTGATCTTAAATTGGATCTGGATAGGTCCATCTGTAGGGTTAGGAAAACTAATAATAGAATTCAACTCATCTAGAGAGATAACTCCTTTGTTGATTCTACGTACTTCAATTACTCCCATAGCAGGGGTGATGTTCATGTCTTTAGAGTTTTTGTCTCCTACGTATTTAGCACCTGTCCACAAAGCTGCAGTAGCCCAAGAGTCTTGAGGTTTTTTAGCAATAAACTGAAGAGTAAATACTTGCTCTCCGTCATTAAGCATGTTCTCGTTAGTCAAGTCAGCAGCTCCCCAAGAAATAGTTCCGTTAGAAGGATTCAAGTAAGAAGTCCACTTCATCATCTTCTCAGTGTTTTCTACTTTCTTAAACTCTAAGTAAGCAGTATCATAACGCAAGTCTAATTGTAATGCACCTAAGTTCTTACCGTTAGTCAAAACTTTAACTGGTACGTTAACCAAGTTACCTTCGTCTACGGTTACTTTAGGCATGTTGATTTCGATAGTTTCTGCAGGAAAATCGTATTCTACAGTCTCGTCAATGATGTAACGCTTAGCATTAGCTGGGTTAATAATCTTGATAGGAGTCAAACGAGCCATCTTAAATCCTGTAGAGTTAGCATCACCTTTAACAGCTACGTAGTAAGTAATAGAGTCTCTACCGTCAATTGTGTAGTTAAAGTTATTAATAGTAGAGTAAGTAGAAGTTAAGTTAGTAGCAGATCCGTTAATTGAATTGTACTCAGCAACTGTGAAGAACATTACATCTTTCTTAGAGTTAGGCCAAGAAGTAAACCTACCTGCCAAACGTCCGTATACAGAGTAAACGTCTGCAATAGAAATAGTTCCATCAGTTCCGTTAACGTCCATAGTGTAGTAGTCAAAACCTGAAGCAACGTATTGACCTAGAATAGATTGATTAATCTTCTGTGCATCTGCAGTAGAGAATACGTTACCAGGGATCATAGTATCTCCCTTAACAACCATTCTTACATCCCAATAGGTAGTATCCAAGAATTTCTTAAATACAACAACACCAGTAGAGTTAGTTGCTTTAGCTTCTACTTGAGTCCAAGATCCTGAAGGAGCTTTCTTTTCCAAAGACACCCACAAGTTCTTAGCGTCAGAACCTGTTACGTTTTTAAACTTAGCAGCAAATCTCAAAACTTTCTGATTGAAGCGACCACCATAAGAGTAAACTACCAATGTAGTATCGTTACCCCAGCTAGTAGCGGCTTTGTTTGCGAATGATTTAACACCAGATACCTTAAGAGTCTTAATAGAATCCAATGTGTTCCACACAGCAGCTCCTGCGTGCGTGAAAGTAAGATCAAATGTAGCTCCGTTAGAATAGTTAAAAGTAGAACTAGATCCTGTGTAAGCCAATGTAACAGTCAAGAAACCCTGAGAGTTACTGTCTACGTACTGTAGGTATTGGTCAGAAGAAGAGATTTTTAAAGTAGGCACAACTCCTGTGAAAGCTGTGTTATCATAAAATACACGGAATTGCATACCTGTAATCTTTTCAGAAGTAGAGGTATTGTAGAAGTGAAGAGGAGCTACAGTCTGTCCAACAGTGTGTGTAGCTACTTGATAACCTGAGTCGATTACAACCCAGTGACCTATACCTGGAGAGGTAGCAGAAGATTGTGCTGATACACTGCCAACCAACAATGTCAACACTCCGATGATTACTTTAAATAGTTTATTCATTTTGTTTTAGTTTTATTTAGTTTGTGTAATTGTTCAATTGCATTTGCCTGTAACCAAGGCTCTGGGGTTGGTAGTTTTTTTATAAAGTCTAGCTCGTAGATATAACACTTAAGTTCTTCTTCCTCCTGTGAGTGTTCTACTGGATGTAACAAGTAGTATAAGTGAAGACTTTCGTGTACAATAACACAAGCTAGGTTACTGATTGAGTTCATTTTTATGTCTCCTGTAGCGATGAAAATAGTTCCACCATCTTGGGAGATTGTATTAGAGGAATAGGGGCTAATCCAGAAGTCTATTACTTGGCAGACATCTATTACTCTAGTGTAAGCGTTGACATCTGTTTCAGCAATTAATGCTAAGGCTGAGTCTACCTTTAAATCCCAACCATCCCCTGCCTTCATCACATTAATTTGAGAAGAACAGGGGATAGAAAGAATTAGAAAAAGACTTACTAGAAGTCCTTTCATTTACTTGATATCTTTAGATTCAATAAGAGTATAAGTGAAAGAGTTACCACCCAATGCCGCAGCCTTCTTACAGATAACCATGAATGCATCAAAGTCAGCAGACTTCTTAAACACTTGGCAACCTTCGCTCCAGTTTTCAACGTAGGTAGAGTCTGCACCAGCTTTATGAATATTAATACCGAAGATGCCTTCTTGTATCTTGGACTCGTCA